ACCATCATAACGATCATCTCCTGTAAATGTTAATCGATGAATTGATCCGTCACTAATGCCTTTATTTCCAAACCAACCAGATCCATCAACAGATTCCCATTCTTCAAGTTCAGGAGCTGCACTCGCCCAGCTAATTCTTCTTCTTTGCAATAATTCAACACCATATTCATAATGTGAATTTGCATAAGCTGACCAATGATCATAATAACCTCCACCTGGTTCATTATATGCATATGCATTTACAAAACCAAGTATACTTAAATCAATCATTAAATCGCCAAGCTGACTTGATATAATATCGCCATTAGCAGCTATTGACATCCAAGAGGTTCCAGTTGAAGGTTCAGCTTCAGGGTACATTACTACAGATTCTCCGATATCAACTTCTTCAGTATTATCGTATTCAAGGAATGTACATTTATACTCATCATCTCCAACATTATAGGTATAAGATGTTAAGAGGTATTGTCTTTGACTTGGATCATAACTGTCATACCACATTGACATTGGTTTCAAGAAACCAGGATAACGAAGAGTTCCTTGTATTTTTCTTCTGTTTCTATTGTATAATTGAAATCTATCGTGAATAAGCCATTTAACTAAAGGATAACCCTTTGAAGCATCATACTCACACCAATATTGTGTTCTTTCATCAAGATTAGGACCTGTTAAGATACCATTTCTGTAGTTAAGGTCATCGACATCAAATAATCTTATATCTAAAGATTTTTTATTCAATGTGTTAGAGTCAAGAGTTCCTGTCCATCTATTGTCTTGTAAATCAGCATTTCCTGTAATGATGAAATCACCATACCACGCAAATAATGGAGATGCATAATAGTTATCTGTACCTGTAGGTGACATAAGTTCACCCATTAAACCAAAGACAATATCAAAGTCTCCTGATCCAAGCCCACCAACTGAAGTCCATCCTGAAACGTCTCCAATTGGAACGTCAACACTTACTTCACAAACTTGTGTGTCAGGGTTAAAATCACTTCCTGGAACATCTATATAAGATGAAGCATCACCTATAAGTGTTGTATATTTCCAATAATTTCCTGTTTGATCATAACGAATGAACCTTTGTCCTGGTGCTATCCTTATAAAATAATAAAGTCTATGGTCCCAAGCTGTTACACCACCTGAACCTGGATAAACACTTGAATATTTCCATTTGATATTCAATACTGTACCATCACCACCTATTGATGCATCAACTTTTCTTGTTACAGTTGTTTTAAATCTTGTACATAATGAATGATAGTTGTATAACGCAGAACCTACTTGAGCACCCGTTCCATCGCGCCAAATAGGCCATCCAAGTCTATAAATAGCATTTCCAATAGTTGCAAACCTCATACCAGGATATTGCCAAGGACCAAAAAATGTAGGTTCTGTAGTCAACATATAACCAGTAGATACGTTCTCCATCATAAAGCCACCATAGTGATAACCTGGATAATCAATATCATATGTACCTGGTTGATAGATTGATTGAAAGGCATACCAACCTCTTAATGGTGGGTACATATACATTGCATGTGAATCATAACCTTCAACACGTGATAAATCAGGGTTTATCATATTTAAGTATGTGTCTAATTTAGTATTGATTTCTAATGTTTTAAGACCAGGAATCATACTGATTGACTGTGTTCCATTTAAGAATGCTAAACTATTTGAAGATGTTGCTACAGGAAGAGCTGTTGACGTTTCACTAACAGTAATAGCAGTTCCTTTACCAAGGTAGTTATAACTTGCGTCAGTAGAGTACTCAACATAAGCTTTGGAACCATCGTTCACCCAGATGTCGGCATATCGCTCCAGATACCATTTTCCATTCCACCAATATAGATATGTATCGAATGGTTTGAGTATCTCCTCGATGATCTGGGTGCCTCCTAGGCGGTCTATATTATTTTCCCAAAAATTCTCTGTATTGCAACCGCAAATATTAAAACAAGTTTTTTGAGGTGTTAAAATACCACCTGATGGATCGAGAAAGTTTCTGACTCTAATGTTATCTGTTTTACCAGTTAATCTAATTGTTTCATTTATAATATCAATTAATGATCTTATTTCGGGAGTGTCAACCATTGTAGGATGAACATCCTCTAATTTTGAAACATAGTTTGAAGCTGTAAGATCTATAATAGATTTATTAAGATAATTTTGAGTAACAATATCAGAGTTAATCCAACCATCAAATAGACAAATAGATGCATCATCATAAGAAGCATCAATTGTTATACGGAACTCTCTTTCATCAAGAGTTGCAAGGTCCTCCAAATCGTACCAGTTACTTGCATCGTTTATTATTGAAAGTGTTGCTGATTGACCAATTATAGGTTCAAACCAATCATCATGTTTATGATCTATTTTGATTCCATTGTACTCAAGATAAAGGCGGCGAGCATCACCAGAGAATCCATCTTTTTTAATAGAAACCCTGAAACCAACTCCTGCAGGAGATGTATGTTCAATATAATATTTTTCTACAAATGCCATTAGTATGATCGTTTAAAATTTTCTGCATTTTGAATAGCAATAAGTAAGTCTTGCCCTGACACCCTAACAAGTCCCTGGACCTCTACAGGACCTCCTCTTGCTGAGAGTAATGAAGCCATTTGCCCTTTATTAAGAACCCACTCAGGGCCTCTTTCACCTATCATTGCGTAAGTAGGTTTATCAACATAAGCTCCTGTTGCAAACTCAGGAACAAGGTTATTCCACATTGCTGTTAATACACCAACGCCTACAGCGGCAATGGCAAGGCCAACTAAACCCTTGGAAGATTCTTTGGCAATCATTGCAGCAATTGCTTGTGCAAGTAATGCATTAACAATCTGTTGTATTGCACCTAATGCAGCAGTTACAACTCCTTTCCATCCTTTCTTCTGTTGGCTAAATAGATTGCCAAATGCACTTGTCACTGCACTGATAACTCCGGTTAATCCACTCTGCATCATACCAGCAAGGTTAACAGTTTCTGTAGCCATTTCAGCAAATGCCTCTTTCCAACTTATTTTAAAATATTCGGCATAAAAAGCAAGTCCTTCAAGTGATGGATAAAGATCTTTAAATGTTTGTTTATTGTCTACAGCTATTTTGTTTAAAAGCCCCATTTCATCTGCGACTTTTTGTATTCCTTTATAGCCTTCTTCTCCAAATGCTACAAGCTCTTCCCACTGTCCTTTAATAAATGCTGTAGACATTGATGTGTTTAGTTGCAATGCCCCATCTGATAACTTTATGAAGAAATCTTCAAATTGTTTTAATTCAGGAAATGATGTAAAGAAATCTGATACTTTGTCTTTAGCTACAGTGATTGCATCGGTTGAAACTTGAACCTGATCTATGAATCTATTCCAGAATTGACCATTATCCATTTTTTCTACTGTTCCATATAACTCTATAAACTTTGCCTGTGTTTGTTTTAATGCATCAATTTGAGATTGCATATCATCTCGAATCTTCTTCTCGTATTCACTTAATTCTCTTGTAGACTCGAGTATGTCTTTCTTTTCTTTTGACTGTTTTTCGTACTCAAGAGTATTTACAGCAATGAAATCGTTAAGGTCTTTTGTCTTATCTGCTTGTTCTTCTTCAAGATCTTTAAGCTTTTGCTTTTCAGCAACCATTTCTTTATAAAGATCAAGATTGTCTTGGTCCTGATTATAAGCATCTTCAGCCCCTCTTAAAATATCTCTTTGAAGTGAAATCTTATCTGCATATAATTGATTTGTACCTTTTAAAGCATCTTTAGCTTCTTCTAATCTGAATACGAGTGACTGTTCGGTATCATCCATATTAGTTTTTGAACGCTCTATTTGTTTTTCAAGATTAGCTATATTTTGTGTATAATATTCAACTTCTTTTTGATAGTTGATCATCTTCTTAGCTGCTGCTGCTGCCTTTTCTGTTTCTTTCTTTTCATTCTCAGCCTCTTTAGCAACTCTTCGATATTCTCGATTAAGAGCTTTCATGTTTTGAGAATGCTCTTCATCTAATTGTAATACGGCTATTCTCTTCTCATTTTCTTCTTGTGTTAATTCAGTTGTACGTTCTTTTGTCTTACTTAATTCTAAGAATATGTTAAGATCTTCTTGAGCAAAAGCTTTTCTCTTTGCATAAAGTTCGTTTTCAGCAGCAACTGCATTTACATATGCTTTTTGTTTATCAGCAACAGATGCTTCATTATCAGAGATTATTTCTCTGGCTTTTGCTATCTGGTTTAAGAGTTCTTGTTCTCTAACCATAAATGCAACTCGATCTTCTTCAAGTTTATCAAGTCGATCTGCAGCATCTGCTCCGGTTTTATATGCATTAACTACTTCTTGACCAAATCCTTTTACAGCTCCTTTTGCAGTGTCCCAAGCTCCTTTAAAGTCTCCTTGGAACAATTTGACAAGGGCTTCACCAAAAGCACCAAGTGTTTTTAAAACTGTACTCACCACAGCCTTTATTCCGCCAAATACTTTGGCAACAGCATCACCACCTTTCTCTGTTTTGGTAAAATAAGTGATTAAAGACCCTAATGCAATGACAAGAAGGCCAATACCTGTAGAGGCAATTGCTACTTTTAAGATTTTAAAGCTTTTAGAAAGGCCTCCTACACCAGACATTGTTTTATAAATGTTTGATGTAAAATCTTTTATTCCATTGGTGGCACTTGATAAACCAGGTATAGCATTATCTAATGCATCCTTTAGAGTACTGCCAAGACCTTTGAAACCATCAGAGGCGGTCTTGGCGGATTTTTTCATCTTAGCTGTTTCATTTGCAACTTCTTGTGTTGATTTTTTAAAGTCTGCAAATTTAGCTGTTATAGAGAGTGCTAGTTCGCGTAGTGTTTTAGCAGCCATACGAAATGGTTATTTTTATATTTATTATAGAAAAAAGAATAGGGGAATTTTAACGTTCCCCTATCACTGAAGTTATCCTATCAGATTTAATCGCTGTTTTTTTCTGGTCAGAACTTATAAGTTGTTCAAAAGTATTTACTATTTTTTTGCTATCTTCTAAGTCAAACTTTTGAGCTGGTTTTTCCTTTTTGTCTTGTTTATCCCAAGTAAATGGGAAATATTTGTTACAGAACAGCTTATAGTTTATTCCAGGCTTTAATTGAGCTAAATGGAATGTTTGTAATCTTATAGCTTCCAGCAGTTCTTTTTGTTGTGTTAACGTCTCATTATAGTGAGCTTTAATTATTAAATAATACTCATGAGGTGTAAGGTACCAAAAATCATCTGAAGGAATCTTTAAGATGCCGATTGCTTCGGCAAAAAGTTCCTCAAAGCTTACTTCTTTTTTTTAGTGTCAACGTTACCAGTCAAATCGTTTTGAATGCGTACCATAGAGTCCATAAATATCTTCTGATATTGGCCAAGGCATTCATCTAAGATCCATTCGACATCTTCACGTTTTATTGTAAGTTCCTCTTTAGCTTTGTAATGACCAGCTCTTAGTGCATGCCAAAGAATAACTTCATGAAAATGTAATTCTTCACCGATCTTTGACATTGTCAAACCAGTCTCTTTTTCAAATGCATTCAATGCGGAAAAAGATATTTTTACAGGGAGTTGTTTTCCCTCATAAGTAATATAGTCCACCATAATTAGCTGATTTTGTGTTCATATAAATCACCAGATCCTTGAATAGAGAGTGAATAACTTGCGGGTGCTTCACCAGCAGCAACACTCAATGAAATAGATTCTATAAGTCCACGGCCTGAATGATATACTTGACCAGTAGATACTTCAGCTACCAATGGGTATAGGTAAACAGATACATCAGTTCCTGCTTTAAATTTAGACATAGCTTCATCAAATGAAACTATTCCATTGGAACCGTCTTTAGTCAAAATCTGTAATGCATCGAAACTAACAGTCCAGTTATAAGGTCCAGCAACCTTTCTAACTGAATCACTTCCTATACATTGTACTTCAGAAATTGATCTTGTTCCTTGGAGGTCATATGATTGTGCGCATCCTACAATTGAAGAATCTAGCATCACATACCCCATTTTTGATTGAAAATAATCGGGATTATTCCAGCTCATAGTTTTTAATTATTTTAAGTTTATTATATTTATTTATGCTGCGCGATGAAGTTTAGGGAATGAACATATAGCTCCTTCTCTTCATAATTAGAATAAACATCGCTTTGATAGAGCAGATTTCTAATTCCATTGTAAGAAGCATTGTTTAAATTCTCAATAACTTCATCACCCATTACAGGTAAATCGTTTATGTTTTTCGATATTAAATCAAAGAACACATTATATGTTGTAAAAGCAGTTCCACCACCCATACAAGCAGTATCACTTGCTTTTGTAAAACCCCATCTCATCCATTGGTTCTCTTTGTTTATTTCACCAGGAAGTAATTGAAAATAAATGCGATTACCATAACGTGAAGCTATAGAAGCATCATTTACAATAAGGTCTCTCATATCATCTAAAAAAGCCATATTACTTTATCATTTTTAAAGATGCCTCAATTACGTCCCAAACATCTTCAGACCATTCTTGAACTAAAGGTTCAATTTGAGAATCTATTATTGGTCCTACACGGTTTTGAGCTGTGATTGATCCTCTTCCTCTTCTTTCCTTTGTACCACCTTCCACAAATCTTAACCAGTAAACATCTGATGTGGGTCCTGCAGCAACTGCTGTTTTATCATATTTAGACCCAACTGTAACCTTTATTCCTTTCTTTGATCTGCCAGAATATGGTAACCCTGCTTTTAATCTATCTACAATGTATTGTCTTGCAAGATTTTGATGGATGGTTTTCATTATCTTTTCATAATCTTTTCTTGACAATTCATCCATTGCCTTGATTAGATTATCAACATTTCTATTCCATTCAACTTTAATTTCACTCATCTTTCCAAGCAGTTGATTGTATTTTAATCCATTGTTTACGATCTATTGGTTCTAAATGGTTTATAACGTAAACTTGATTATAGTATTTTATTCTGCAGTCATAATCTATATTTTCATCATATCGAACTACAAATTCAACAGCAGTAAATGCATGAGAACCATACTCATTGTATTCTGTTCCTTTAGATTGTACAAAGATATCGGCAAAAGTTTCCTTGAAGAAACACCATTCTTTAGTCTCGGCATAACCAACTTGAGCAGTATTTCTATACTTTTGAATCTCAATTCTATGACGTAATACGTAACTCATTATGGTCTTGAATTTCTATATGGAGCAAGCAATCTTTCAAATGCTTTAGTATCATTTATTTGAAATGACACTTCAGAAGATCTTCTTACATCAAAGTAATCTTTTACTCTTAAGAGTATAGCAAGTTTAATATCCTCAGGGCAATTTGGTTGAGTCCAACCTGTATAAAACTTAACAGTTAAAGGATCTGCAGTATAATGAACTCCGTCAAAATCAAATAAAACATAATTGTAATAAGGGAATATGTATGTTGGAGTGATTGCAACACTTGTATCTAATACAATAGAATCTAAAGAGTTATAATTTCCTTCCCAAATCTCAACTGAACTTGAAGTAAAGTCATAGATTTTAACTTCATTCAATGTATAAGCAACGTCCTTTCCTAAAAATGCTTCTGCCTCTTTTGTACATGCTCTGATTAATTGATCAATGTAATCATCTTCATCAACCCAGTCTTTATCCACGTGACAATGTCTTTTCGCTTCAGCCACAGTCACAGGATAATTGTCAGTATCGACTGTTTTTAAAGTTGTTATTTCGTTATTAGTTAAAAGCATGCTCTTCTATTTAATTTAAAAAGGGAGGAGAATTGTTCCTCCTCCCTTGTTTTGGCTTTTATCGTTTATTAATATAACGAAGCATCAAGAATAGCAAGTGCTCTCTTGTTGGACACTCCTGTGTCGAATAAGCCCACGATGGTAAGGATTATCTGTCCTTTCTTTGCATCGGTATAAGGGTCGACAATTATCTCAAGGTCACCCCATTGGGCAACATTGGTTCTTGAGAAGTCACCGAAGTATACTCTGTTTGCATTTACGCAAGGAGCTGCGAATGCAGGATAACCAGCAATGGTATTATCATCAGCCCAAGCAAATTTGATACCAGCATTACCAGCATTAAGTCCTTTTAAGAATGCTTTACCAGTTGGAGTGGTAACATATTTAGCTGCGCCGATTGAAAGTCCACCGATTGAAGCTTCCATATCGCAAAGGTTTTGATATGTTATAGTTGTACCAGTAACTTTAATTTGGGTAGCTCCATCGCTCTCAATTGTATCTGCCCAGTCATTTGCCACGGCGTTGTACACCCCATTGTACAAATTCTGCATAATTCCTTGGAAAATAACAGGATTTGTCTGTGACAATAATTCGCGAGTAACTGTTTGATAATGAGTAACTCTACGTGGAGCGAGGGTAAGTGCTTCAGGTGTCATAGAAGCAGCTTCAGCTGTTGAAGTTTCAAGCATGAATACTCCAGTGTCCTGTGCCATTGAAGGAAGTACTAACTGACCGTTAAGACCGGTGTAGAACGAAACTCCTAAACCTCTTAAGAAAGCCTCACCAGGTGAAGTTAAAATATCAAGGCTATTAGCAACCGTTTTGTTGATGATCGCTGTCTGAGTTGTTGAAAGGATGGGTTCTGCTCTAAACTCAAATTTAGTGGAGGCCTTGCCTTCAACTGCATCCTTTAACCAGTCACGGAACTGAACAGCTATAGGCTTTTCATTTCTTTCAACAGGTTCGAAATCTCTTTTAGCTTCTTCTAAGTTAACAGTTTCAGCAGCTTCCATTCTCTTGAGATCTTGGCGAGCTACATCTCTCTTTATTACAAGAGCATCAAATTCAGCACGAAGATCGTCAGTCATTTCAGCAGTCTCGCTGATTTCCTTCATACGTACTTCATACTCGTTAATTTTTGTTTTTAAATCATTGATTTTCATTATAGTCTATTATTTTTAAATTTTTAGTTTCATTTTCATTCGCTCTTGGATGTTGTCTTGTTTTGGTTTTTCTTCAAATATAGGAAGGTCTCTTGCTTGAACAGTTGTTTCTTCATAGGCTGGAAGAGTAACCACAGAAACATCAACTAATCTCCGAACGTTGTTGATGACTCTTAATGGTATGCCTTCATCTGTTCTTTCCCATTTAAAACCTTCTGAATCAACAGCAAAAGCAAAACTCATATTGAAGAGGTCACCTCTTTTAACAAGTTCATAAACATCGTTTGCGTAAGAAACATTATTTGGAAGTTCTACTCTGAATGATAGTCCAGTTTCATCTTCTTTAAGTTGTAAGGTCCCATTAGTTGTTCTCCCCATAACCCTTCCTCTTTCATGATTTAGGGTATAGTAAACGTCCAATTTTGGATTACTTAAAACTTGAGTAAATGATCCTTGACGTAATTCTTCATAGAATATTTCACCTTTTTCAAGTATTAACTTAGAACGTGAATTGAAGATAGCGGCGTATCCTTCTAAATATCTTTTGCCACCTTCTTCTTCGACAGCTCTCATTTGTATGTCGCCATCGAGTAATATTCGCTTTTCAATTTTTTCCATTCGGAAATCTTTATTTTATATATCAAATACCTTGAGTCTTGTTAGTAGTATTATCTCCTGATGCACCTTGTACTTTACCTCTATCTTCAACAAAGATAAAATTAGAAGCCATGAAGTGTTTATCACCCTCAGGATATAATGGAAGACCTTCAATGGCATTTGCCTGATTTGGAGTCATTTGACCATTTTGAATTAATCTTGTATAACCATCAATTCTTGTCTTATAGTCAAGTTGTAATAAAGCATTAGTATTGAATTCAATAGAAACTCCACTTAGCTTTTCACTCATAGATAACAACTTCATTTCCATTTCAGAACGATACATTTTAAGACGATCACCAAGTCCTAACTGTATGAACTCTTGTCCCATTACTTCAACAGAATTATATTTCGTAGCTTCAAGAATACCAATCATATAGAGTGGAACTCTGAACGCTGATGCTATATCAGTCTTGTTAAATTTAATAGTCTCAATGAATTGGGCGTCAACAGGATTTATCTGAAGATCAATAAGGTCAGCACCATCAGGTAATGTAACAACTTTACCAGCTGAACCTGAACCAGCAAATTCAGTATTGAATTGATCAAGAGCTTCCTTTTGGGCCTTTTTATTAGGCATAAATTGTGGCCATTTGAGGGCCTTGGATGACCTTAGATCATTAGCATACATATTGTTAATGGTATCATATGCCTGCCACGATGTTGACATATTAAGGCGAATGGCTGTTAATGGGCTTACACCAGTGAAACCATCTTTCGTAACATTATAAAAATGAAGAATGTTTTCGGAGTTGTATGATTTTTCTACATCATCTTCAGCGAAAACATAATAGAGGTTTCCCCTAATTTCTTTAGTACCAAGAAAACTTGAAGGGGATAGTAAAGTTATCTTACTTACAGTGCCATTTCCATTTCTCCATATCTTTCCAAATGCATTTCCTTGAGTGTTTATATGCCATTCCCAAGTCTGCATTAATTTATGAATTGAAGTATAAGGATTTGGTTGGAAATGTAATAGAGGGTATCTATAATCGTTCTTATCAACTAATTTAGATCCATCTGATTGTTCTCGAATGATGTTTAAAGGAAGTCTTGCAACAGAGTTGGCCAAAATTGATATACATGAATAGACTGTTGAAATCTTTTCAGCATTCTTAATGTCAAATTCTTTACCATTAATTATTTGGGGAACTCTAAACTTTACAAAATTATCGTAAGTGCCGTTGTATGTGTCAACTCCTTTAATTGCATTCCATAAATTTTGAAAATAATTCATTATTCGGAGATTAATTTTATAAATTATATATTTTCATATATTGGATTAAGGTATTGCATCCAACCTCCAATAGCTTGAGCCGTTGCAACTACACCGTCAACAGCGTCTTTCTTCTTTTTCTTATCTATCTTTATATTCTCGTTAGTGTCCATAGCCCTAATAACGACATTGGTAAAATTCCATCGGAGTACAGGGTTTTCATCAAATATAAGTTTGCCCGTTTCAACAAGGTCTTGCATATACTTTAATGGAGCATTGAATTTTACTGGGCGTTGTGCAAAGTCTTCACAATAAACCTTTGATGTTTCTTGTATTTCTGAAATTACAAACGGTGCATTGTATCTGTCATAAAGCAATTTAACAACTCTAAAATCTTCATCTATCTGGTTCACTTTCTTAATAAGTGCTTGATAATCAATAACTCCTTTCTCACTTCGATGTATGTAAATGTTTATGTATGGATTTAAATCAAAGTTTCCTTTTCTCATTAACTTACTTGGGTTGTTTGCCATATAGAAATAGCAGAACACATAATATGTTCCATCTTTATGAAACACTTGAGCAAGTGCTGACAAGTCTGATGTAATTGACAAGTCAACTCCTAAGAAACATTCTTGATCTTTAAAATCGTTGATGTTTAATGGTTTGAAACATTTGTCAAGCTTTACAGGGTCTATCCAATCTGTTGGTTCTTCTAAGAATACATTGACACGTCTTGTAACAAATTGATAAAACGCCCTTGTTGATGCAGAGTTTACAACTTTTTGGTATGCTTCTCTAATAGAGTCCATTGTTGTTACTGTACCAATAGATGGGTTGGCTTTTCTCCAGGCAGTTTCGCTTGTCAAAGAATCAGTTGGATCAGGTTGAAAGATAACTCCTGCAACACTTTCATCTTCAATAGTTCCGTCTAAGACATCTTTGTAATACTGAAGTAATTCAACAACAAATATATTGTCTTTAGTTCCTGCTGTTGTTGCTAACAATGTAAGTGGGTTCTCTCTTGCTCCTGTACCATTCTTTATTGCTGAATAAACATCTTCTATTTTGCTCGATTCGAAGCCGTGTAGTTCATCAATGATTGTAAATGACGGGCTAAAACCTTCAAGTCGTTCAGGTTCAATACTTGACATGATTTCAATGAACCCTTGATTACTTCTTTCTCTTGAAATAATCTTATATCTTAAAGGTGCTAAACGTTTTAGAAGTGCAGGGGAATGATATATGATACTCTTTGCGTATCTTAATGCATTAGCTGCTTGCTTTTGATTCATAGCAACTAAGATGGATTGAGGATCTGTCACTCCATCTTTTAAGAAACCATACAAGATGAGGGAGGCAGCAAACGCCGTTTTACCATTTTTTCTTGCAATAAAAAGAAGGGCTTCTGTATGTTTACGACGCCCATTATCTCTGCGATAAAAACCAAATATCAAAGCAATGTAGAACGCTTGCCAAGATAACATTGGAAATTGAACGTAATTGTTTTTTAATTGTATTCTTAGATAAGAAAAGAAGCGATAGACTTTTTCAACTTCTTTTAAACGAAATTCATAACGAGGATCTGTAGTCCATTCTCGAAATTTTTTGACTTGTAGCTGTATGTATTTACCATATGATGATGATTCTTCAAATACAAATCGTTCACATAGGTTCCAACAACTAACAACATAATCTTCTTTATTCATTATCATCAAAGTCGTCAGTATTCTCAACCATCACCTGTTCCAATTTTTTTCTTTCTTTAGGTGTGATTCCTAAAGCGATAAAGGTTTCTCTAAGTTTATTAAGATACAATGAATGGATTTCGATTGCTGGATTCTTTTTATTATCAATGATAAGTCCATTGATTCTAAAATCTTTCTCAGCTTCTTTAATGACTTTCAATATGATTGGTATGTTGTCGATCAAAGCTTCGTCAGATTCCTGAAGATTACCTTTTGATTCAAGGTATGCTTTTATTGTATTCTTTATTTGACGAGTTCTCATAATGCTTTTATTTATTTATCACAATGAATATATTTTGCCGTGTGATAATGATACATGTGTGCAACCCCTTGTTTCAGGGGGGACAAGTTTACGGAATTGTTTCATCTGCCCATTTTTAATAACTTGTGTTATGTAAGCGAATGCGTTAGTGCTTATAGATGGGTCGAAACGAGTCCAGTACTGCCATGCGTCTATTACACCACCTTCTATGCAATCATCTCTATCTGACTCATATTTGTATTGAAAATTACGAGAATACTTTTCACTGATCTTAGTGAACATCTGTATAAGTTCTGGTGATGCAGTTAATGAAGCATCTCTGCATTTGATAATCTCAAGATATAAGGTTTTATTCTTTACGTATTCCATATAGTTGTTGAAAGAAGAGGAGAGAACTTACTATTATTCGGTGTCTCTCCTCCGGCTTTTGCTTGCAGTCATAAATTATATTCGAGTAGATGTTAAAGGTTTTACAAAAAAATACCCCACCGAAGTAGGGTAAAAAAATTAATTCAATAAAATAGCAAAATCTGTAACACCAATTACATATTATTTATCTACGAAACTTGATCTCATTTAGATTCCATTTGTTGTTTACTATTTTGCCTGGTGTTTCTTGCCCATACATAGAACTTAATGTTTTCTTACTGTGACAACTCTTGCATAATGATCTCATATTGTCCATTATAAGACATAACCATGGAGCATCTACTAAATCTTGTATGTGGTCCACATCAGTTGCCGGAGTAAGTATATCTTTTTTAAGGCATTCTTCACATAATGGTTTTTGTGCAAGCTTTAACTGACGTACAGCTCTCCATTCCCAACTTTTATAGAATGCTTGGCGATCTTCGTATCTTGAAAAGTTATAATTTTTCATAGCATATATAATATGTATTTTGCTTCATTAATAAGACGAAGGGCCCCAACTTTAACTCTCTAACAACAAATGGGGCCCATTTTTTATACACAAAAAGAGGGTGAAAACCAATGTATTCGAGATGTATAAAAATATAAAAAATGAAAATGAAAGTCTTACAAATAAAAAACACATACTTTATCAAACCAGATTTGATAGAATCCTTTTCAGCAGGAGAGATACTTTTACCATCATTAGCCATGCCTATACACGCTAAAAAAAATCAGATTTATGTGTCTGATTTTATAAAATACAATATGGTTTTTTTGAATTTCAGATATTCTTTAAAACTTAATGCAATAAAAGATTTTGAATTTAATGATTTTGATAAATGTTCAATGACTATTTCAAATGTTGTTGTTCTTTTTGACTCTAGTATTGTTTATAGTATAAAAAAAAATCCAAAATATTTACAATTTAAAACTCTTGAATCATTAAATAAAATATTTAACAAAATAGGGGCCTTTTAAGAGTTTTCATATTCAAAATCAAATTTTGGTTCTGCAGATTCTAATGGATAATATTCCTGATTATCCCATTCTATTATTTCACCATTAATATTAGCTCCAATTCCTTTACCTAAAAGCCTACCATCTGTATCTGTCCAAGTGATTTTGTCAACTATACCTTTGACACCAGCCATTTCAGCAATCTTCCTACATCCTGTAAAATTTAATCGACCATTATCATAGATCACTTTAGTTTTAACAACATTCCATATAAGTTGTTCTTCTTTCGATAGCTGTTTGCCTTGTAGTTTCATAACAATTCTAATCTAATTGTTTCTAATGTATCTTTATATGTGTTGATAATTGCTTCAGCTTCTTTTCTTTCAAGTTCGTTTTTAGGTTTGATCCGGCTAATTCTTTCAATTTCATTTTTGAAGAACCTCTGCAACTTTAACAATCTATTTTTCGTATTCATGTCTATATGTTATTAATTATGAGGTAAATATAACACTTTTATATGAGATTAAAAAATATTTTCACACTTTTTTACGTACAAATGCATAAAATATTCATTTATAATGAGTTTTGTATATGTATATGCAGTGCAATGGCATGTTCAGGGGCCTCCTGGGGCACACCCAGGATTTGAAAATCAATTAGATAGGGGAGTATATAGAAACTCAACGAGGATTTCCCCAGGGATGCGGAACCGAC